CATAGATACACCAGAAGAACAGGCTTGTTTCATAGGTCAGTTCAGCTATGAATCCAATCATTTCAAGAGCTTAGAAGAGAACTTGAACTATCGACCTGAAACTCTGATGCAGCTGTGGCCCAAGCGGTTTCCCAGCCATGAAGAGGCCATGAAGTATGCTCATCAACCTGAGAAGATAGCCAACCACATCTATTCCAACAGGATGGGCAATAGAGATGAGGCATCGGGGGATGGATGGCGGTTTAGAGGATCAGCAATCTGTCAGCTAACTGGGCATGACAACTTCTATCATGCTGGACAGGCATTAGGGATAGACCTGGTATCCAACCCTGATTTGGCTCGTCAACCCAAGGATGCAGCTGCTATTGGAGGGTGGTTCTGGGCCACACATGGTTGCAATCAATTGGCAGAGGCAAAAGATTACAACGGTCTGACCAAACGCATCAATGGAGGCTTGTTTGGCGCAGAACAACGTGTTATGGTTATGCAACAAGCAGAGCGTGTTTTAAAAGCCTGATGGCATAGGTAGAAAAAATCCCAAAACGGATTTCGCCTCCCCGCCACCAAGAAAAATCACTTTTTGGAGAAATCTATGTCAGATAAACCCAACTTATCAGTAGGCCGAGGAGAAAAACTCCCAGTATCCAAAGGGGGAGGCCTGACAGCCAAAGGACGAGCAAAATACAACAGGTCAACAGGATCAAACCTAAAAGCACCGCAAAAGTCAGGAGCAAGACATCGTTCATTTTGCGCCCGCAGTTCCAACTGGAAGGGAGAGCGAGGCCGAGCTGCTAGGCGCAGGTGGGGCTGTCGTTGATTTTCTGCGGTTTCTCATATTTACCAAATGAGTCACCCACCTACAATTATTAGGTTCATAGCCTTTTTCATTGTCAATTCTGTCTAATTCCAAATTGTCAGAATAGCCATTGTCTAATGCCCAAGCAAAAAATACTTCTCTTTTTTGCCATTCATCGCAAACTTTAATGCCACGGTCTTGGTAATACATAGCCCATTTGTGTCTTGTTCCAGTATGACCGCATCTCTCCATCATGCTTTTATGAATACGATAAAGTCTAGTGTTGTGCATGCCATGTTTTCTTGATGCGTTACCAGCCGCTTCAGGGTTTTCTTTAGCGTACAAGGCTAAATTTTTTGCACCCTGTTTGTTTTGACAAGACTTGCACCTAAGATGCAATTGGTCTGAGCGAACCAATTCAATCTTTTGGCAACTATGGCATATTCGTTCAAAGCGTTTTCGATTATTCATAGTTGCATTGTCACGCACTAAAGACTGGATGTCAAGCGTTAAGGGGCTGGTAAGAGTCCACCTTCAAACAAATAGGTCCCAAAGTGGCCCAATTGCGCCCAGGGTGCTGCCCAGACCTTGAGTCCAGCCTCTCTTGCTTTCCAGCAGAAGAAATAATCTTCAGATAGCAACCGTTCTGTGCCTGGTTCTATGGCGCACGCAAAATACTCGGTAATACGCTCTCTGTTCATTTCCTGACCGATAAACCCAACATCGTTGAGATAAGAACCCACTACCTTTTGCATTTTCACAAAAGTAGACCGCTTGATCAGCATAAATCCAGTACCACCATTCCATATTTCCACAGGCTTATTCACAGGTACAGTGACAGCCCCCTCATAGTTCTTCAAATTGATCACAAGTGACCCTGTGCGGTTTTTCCACTGATCTACAGGCACTCCGTCAGCAGCTGCTTGTGCAACTCCATTCCAGTTGATCTCTTTTTTGGGATAAATACCACAAATGATGTCTTTGTTGGCCTCAATCATTGGAATCACGTCCGCTGGATTGAATTTAATGTCTGCGTCAATAAAGAGCAAGTGTGAGAACTCTTTTCTCTGCATAAAGTGGTGTGCAAGGGCATTTCTACCCCTCTGGATGAGACTTTCGTTAAACATGGCAGAGTAGCCCATGTTATGCCCAGCTTGTTGTAGGGTGTGCCCTAAAGTGATCAGGGATTGGGTGTAGTAACCCGTACACTGACCACCATACATAGGAGTAGCCACAAATACGTTGGCTGACTTCTTTTTTCTAGGTGCTTTCTCTTCTACGATTTCAGTTTTCTTCTTTGCCATGATTTTTCTCTTTCAATTTGTTAATCATTAAAACTAATTCTGTTTTGTGTTGACAATACTCACTCATGTTTTCATGTGGGTGACTTTTGGGACAAGGGTCATCAATAGCAATCAAAGCACGTTCCCACAAGTAATTTCGCACATATTCATTTTCTATGAGCAAAGGAATGATTTCTTCTTTGGTCATGTGTATCCTTTCTAAGTTAGAAAAAGGCATACTGCGGATATACAGGGGTATGCCAGCTCCTGTCCTAACTCCTGGGATTGCCCCAGAGTTCGCATCCGCTGCGTTGTGTGGTGGGATGTGCGGGACTCGAACCCACGACCAATAGATTAAAAGTCTACTGCTCTACCAACTGAGCTAACATCCCGTCCTTGTATCCTTCACTGTAGGCCAGTGCCCAGAGTTCTTGCAAACTCATGTTGATCAGTTCTACGAGATATCCTCTATCCTGAGAACATATTTCCCTGTCTTTAATGACTTTCTCCAGCCATGCACTTCTATCCTGATATTGGCTTTCCTCACCCATGAGACAGTCTCACTTTCTTGTATTTTCTTGATTCTGGTAGATACGGCACTTGCAGTAACCTGTACTGCCAAAACTTCACCTTCTTTGATAGCTAACAGATCACACCAACCCCACAGGTCTTGCCTGATTCGTGCAAACGGGTTCCAATGCTCAACAATAGCCACCAGATAGCCTTGCTCACGCAAGTATTCTAGCGACCTCTGTGTGGGTGATGTTTTCTTGGTTGCCATTAGAAGGGCACGTCATCATCAAAATCAGGTTTCTTCTTGGCATAACCAGGAGTGACCTCTTTTACGATGCCTTTTTCAGCTTCTCTTTTCTTTTTAAGCCAATTGTCTTCCTTGATCGACAACAGATTGTTCCCTCGGCTAGTAGGCTTTTGCCATGCGCCTATATAAAGCTTTTCACCAGCTTTGTAGTCGCATTCGAGCAACAGAAAGCCCTGAAAGTCTGGAGACTGAGCGTGTTTGCGCTGAGACTCGTCTTGCCAGTACATGACACCACGGCCTGGTGTTTCTGGATAGTTTGTTTTTTGTGTAAATGCCACGTTGATACTCCTTAAATGTCAATGGTTTCGTGGGGGGCGGGAACATGAGAGATTGGATCAACTCCAGCCTCTGCAATCTTGGCTTTCAACTTCATTTTGTCCATGCTGTTAAACTGGGCAGTGGTGACCATGTTTTCAGCGTACAGGGAGGACAATTTGGCTGCTTTTGTCTCAACAGCCAGTTTTGCACTGTTGACGATCTTGCTCAGAATGGTGATGTAGCCATCTATCCACTCTTCTGGCGTGTAGTAGGCAGAATGGGGTTGATCTAGACCTGGGACAAAAAGTTTAAAAGGCGCATCTTCCGTTGCAGCCTCAACCTCCTTGATGATCTGGACCTCAGCCTGTTGTACAGGGGCTTGATCTTGTCTGGGAGGCGTGAAATCCTGTACCTCTTCAGGCGTGTAGACACCGACAACACACCCAGGATAGACCGAACGGATGCCTTCAGAAACGCATCTTGCCCGTAGCATCGCACGAGAGTAATTCCTCCAGTTATCCTTGCTTGCAATACCGATGGCCTTGGCCTTGGCAAGGGTCCAGGTAACCTCAAGAGAACCTCCTTGCGGGTGGCTAAATAAGCCCGTGACTGTCTCATCTGTATATTCCTTCCATTGAACACTACCTCCAGCTTGCTGGAATCTGGCTAACATTGCATCTGCTTTCAAAGCTGGTCTGCCTTGTATGACGTGATAATCACGCATGGCTATGGCTGGGTGCAAGTCTTCAGCTTGGCAGAGCAACATGATTGCCATGGCCTCTTGAGGGTTCTTAAAACCGAACATCTTGCTACCAGCTGCGACTTCAGCCATTTGTTGGATGTCTTGTAGGGGGACTAAATTACTCATGGTTGTTTTCCTTCATAAACAGTTAGGATTGCGTCTGCCAGTTCAAACGCTGCGGTTGCAATTTCCTGGGGAGTTGCGTACAACTCCATCGCATGAGGGGCTATGCCCTGTGTGACCATCACGGCAACCCACAAACGGAGGTCTATACCCTCGTCTGATGTGGTCAGGCCCGTGGTGGGATGCTTGTGTTGAAAAGGGAAAGTTTTCATTCTTGTCCCCTTACTCGAATTAGTTCAGCAATAACTTTTGATGGGTGAGGATAAGCAAGCACCCATTCGTCTGCAATCTGGGCACATTGCTCACGCTCTACCATTACACCAGCGTCATACCCATATCCCCAACCCATCTCTATCAAGGCAAATTCATCTTTTGAATATGCTTTTTTGCGTGGCTCTCCTGTTTCAAGAAATCGNCCTTTGACCCACTGTTTAAATGTTGTATAAATCATTCTTGTCCCCTTGCTCGTATCCAATCACGAAAATGAAAATATTGCGGAGGTATTAATTCTGCACACTCCTCACGTTCTTTTTCTGCTACTAATTTTCCAAATGCCCACAAAGCCTCATATCCACTTTCACCATGAGCATATTGCCATCCCGCTTGTTTAGCCATCTCTATGATTTCATCTTTAGTCATTGGCGTACTCCTTGAGGACCCAAACTGTCATCTTGTTTTCAACTCTGCCTGAGTCCACGATCAAGCCCTTTTTGACCAACTCACTGCGTCTAGACCTATAAGTTGATTTGTAGGTTTTAAAGTGTTCATTCATTTTTTCATCAGTAAAGCCATGCTTTTGATGAAGTGCAAAATCCAACACCTGTGCTTGTATTTTGTTGAGTTTATGCAAAATGATTTCTGCTGCTTGTTTAGAAGTGTTAGGGTCTTTTCTTCTAAAAAGCGTAAACAGAGCGTGTTCTAAAGGATTAAAGTCAATCATTTTTATGTCCATAAAACACCTCCTTCATCAATTGAATGCCACTTGCAGACCAACCTAGTTGCATTTCTAAATTCTTTTCAGTCTTTTTAGCGGGGTAGTTCAATTTTGCAAGTTCATCAAATGTTTTTGCTAACTGAATGCACAAACGAAAATGACGGTCGTTGCAAATGGTTTGTACCTTGTGAGGCATGATGCCCAACTCTTGTGCAATCTTCTCATAAGTCATTTTTTTTGCCCTTAATTGAAAAATGCGATCTTCTTCCGTTTCTCTCTCACCGCTTGTTGCAAAGCAAGTGCCATCAGGTTCAACATGGACTGTATAAGTTTTAATCATTTGACTAAAAACCTCCGTGAGCCTGGTATGGGTCTGACAAACTGCTCATAAATGTCTGGCATGGCTGACTGAAACAACTTAGGATCAAACTTCATCCCGCCTTTAGCTGACTTCCATGTGGCTAGAACCTGACCATCCACACTGGTGAGAGTACCTTTCTCTTGCATCCAGCCCTGAATCAGGGTTTGCAGAGCCTCTTCTTGGACCTCTAGCGTCTTGATTTGCTCTTTGACGTGTCTTAGGCTACGGCAAGCCATTTCAACGCTTTGTGAGGCCATTTTCACGTCTTCAGAACTGACGGGGAACAAAAGTTTGGCCTGTTCTGTGTCTTCTGGGGGGAAAGGTGTTTTTGTTTGCACTCTTGCCCAGACTTCAGCCATTTTCTTGATCAAGTCAAGTTTCATTTCCTCGGTAACTTCCACAGGAAAAAGTTGAAACTCCTGACCGCCAAATAGGACCGCCAGATACACTTTCTCCACACCGAAGACCGCTGCCTCGTGGATACATTGAGCCAAGTCCGCAGAAGGGATATTTCCCACCTCAAACTTATTGCGCACAGCTGCGTTGTAGTTTTTGCATTCCACAAGGATAGTCTTTCCATTTTCTTTTCCCGCAAAGTCAAAGTGTGATTTGAACCAATGTTCCTTTTTGTGCGTGAGGGAGTCCTCAATCTTGGT